GCATGGCTTCATCATTCCAGTCATGTGCGTTCTGCATTGAGAGTATTCTCCATAGAGTTCGTCCCAATGATCTCGGTCATATTTCGCTCACCGATATAGCATCCTTGCGAGCTACTTTTGGGAACTGCCATTCGGCTTCATGCAAAAGGAAAAACCCGCCTTGATAGACGAGTATCAAGACGGGTATCCTTTGAGGGAAAGTCGTGCTTTGAATTCTCGTCAATTCAAATCAGAATGCAAGCAAAATAATTCTTTTTTTAACAATGTCAAAAATATTTTTTACTTTTTTTCAAAAAAACCTTTTGACTGATTTTTAAAAATAAGATATATGCGATTCATCTCGGCGAGCTGTTTCCGTATAGCAGTGAATCCGTGGTATTCACAGAAACCACAAAACAGGACGCAATAATAAGCCCAGCGTTCCGGGGCGACCAAACAAGAAAAAGAGCATGATGATCATTTAGGTGGAATCACCGAAATGATACTATTGCAAACTTGAATGTCGCCCAAAGTTTTCTAAACGGAGGGTAGTTCAAGCAGAACAAAACCCAAAAACAAAAACTAAACTAGAAAACTAAAATTATGCCTAACGATTGTATCCCATTGGCCGCGATTCAAGACTTCGCTTCCAAAGACGTAAACCGCATCATCGGTCAGATTGGCCGTGTGCTTGCTCGCAAATCTCCTTACATCAACTCGATTGATGGTGGAACTCTCCCTAACGTTTCGGACGTTGTTCGTAGCGTTGTTGAGGAAATGGCTGTTCCAGCCGCTTCGCTCGCTTCCCCAACCTTCGTGAATGACACCACCCTTTGCGGTGTTGGTGCTACTCCCGATCAAGTTGGTTCGACTGAGTATCAATTCCAACTCCAGACCCTTCGTGGTGCTGGCCCCCGTGTTTGCGTCAAGCAAGCTCGCACCGCATTCAAGGGCAGCTATCTCCAAGCGCAAGTTTCGCTTGAGAAGACGATCCTTCAGATCATCAATGCTGACATCCGCTTCCAATACCTGATTCAGTCTGGTGTTAAGTATGTCGTGAACAGCACCCAATCGTTCTCTGCTAACCTCACTGGTGACATGCAGCAGATCAACACCCAGTTCGCGGCCATCCTCCCCGATGCGCCAATGAACTTCAAGACCCTCTATCGCATTGGCACTTTCCTTCGTGAAGAGATGCTTGCCGAGCCTTTCGCTACGAAAGACGGCGAGTTCTTCCAAGTGCTTGCTTCTGCCGATCAGATCGAGAACTTCCGTAATGACGCTGACGTCAAAGAAGACCTCCTCTATCTTACCGCTGGTAGCTTCAAGATGGGTGAAGAGGCCATTGCTGGTTATCAGTTCATGGGCTATCGTGGTTTCGCTTTTGGTATCGACCAACAGCCTCTCCGCGCTACTGGCTTCGATGGTTCTGGCAACCTCGTTCTGGTCAACCCAATCGTTTCGACTGCCGTGACGAACGGTTTCGCTCAACGCCGCAATCCGGCTTGGGTTTCCGCTCCTTACGAAGTTATGTTCGTTATCGCTGGTGAAGCCTTCAAGCGTCTCATTCCTGAGCAGTATGTTGGTGAGGGAACCTTCAAGTTCGCTCCTCAGCTCGCCATGGGTGAACTTGAGTGGACTTACTTCCGCGACAACGATTGCAACCTCTATGGTGATTTCGGTCAGCACATCTATCAAATTAGCCGTGCTATCCAACCGATTCGTCCGCAGAACGTTTGCGCTGTGGTTTACAAGCGTTGCCCATTTGATGGCAATCCGCTTCCCTGCTCGACTTCCTCGACTGGTCTGTAATCGTGTAGGTTGATATTGGCGGCAGAGTTATTATTTGACTCTGCCGCCCCATCAGCTTACAAATTAAAATTATGGAAAATATCCCCTCGATTCTTGATACTGCAAAGTATCGCCATCTTGTTCTCGATGGTATAAATGGAGTTTCAACATCACTTGCAAGTTTGCAAGGTTTTCAAATTCCAGAATATGATGAGCTTGCTTTGACTTACTATGGTTCAACTAATAATATTGCTACTGTAGTTTATAGTAAAGCATCTGTTGTTGTTGCTACACTTACATTGACATATTCTGTGCAACCGCCTACTGCAAATGATGCAAATCTTGTAATGGTAAGCATAGCATGATATGGCAGTTAAATTCAATCCATTTACAGGCAAGATAGATTTTAGCCCCAGTCCCTCACTCACAATTGGTGAAGACGGAACATTGCCAAATGGAAATGAAGTTGCACAAATACAAAGTGGTGAACTTACAAATGTAGCTGAAATAGATGCTGGAGAATATAGTGAATCACCTTAAAAATTTCTGAATAACCAGAAAAACAAAAACAAAAACAAAAACAAAAAATAATAAAAAACTATGGCAAACCCAATCATTCGCATTAAACGCGGTTCTTCCGCTCCAGCAAGTCTTTCTTCTGGAGAGTTGGCAATCGACCTCACAAATAAAAACCTCTTCGTTGGTAAAGCTGACGGATCGGTTCTCGTCGTTGGCGGCGAAGGCACATTCGCTACCAAGACTTATGCTGACGCTGCTGTCTCTACCGCAAATACCGCTCTTACTGCGGCTATCGCGGCTGAAGAAGCTGCTCGTATCGCTGCTGACAGCGCATTGACCAGCGATCTCGCTACCGAAGTTTCTCGCGCAACTGCCGCTGAAGGCGTTATTGCTTCTGATCTTGCTACCGAGACAAGCAACCGCACCAGTGCTGATTCCGCTTTGGATGCAAAAATCGCTACTGAAAAAGGTCGCGTTGACGCAATCCTTTCTGCCTCTGATGCTGATAAAGATAGCTTCGCTGAAATCGTCTCGCTTATCAATTCTATTGATACCGCAAACGACTCGGCTTTTGCTGGTTATGTCATTAGCAATGACGCTGCTTTGGCCGCAGAAGTTTCTGCTCGTCAATCGGCTGATTCGGCTCTTGACACTCGCGTGACTGCGCTCGAAACCACCATTGATGGTGGCACTTACTAGTCCCTAAACTAAAGTCCTCTAGGGGGATCAAAACCCCTAGAGGCATCCCATTCTATAATGGCTAATCCAATCATAGTTCCTAAAAAAAGCACAATTGCTGCACGGGTTCCCACGGGAACAGACCTTGCATCTGGTGAGATTTGCATAAATCACGCAGATAAAAAGCTCTACGCAAAGCATCCATCTACGGGTGCGATCCAAGAAATCGGCGGAATGTTAGTGCATTCTCACGATGAACTTTATTCACCTGATAGCAGTCAGGTTTTAGAACTGCAAAACAACAGCAACCTCACCATAACGGCAGGAGGTGCTACAAAGACTTTTACGCTCCCTAGTGCATCTGGGACGCTTGCAACATTAGGTGACATTACTGGAAGCGTTGCTGGAGTCACTTCAGTTAATACTCGCACGGGTGCGGTGACTATTGATAAAACAGATGTTGGTCTCGGCAATGTGGACAACACCTCGGATGCCAATAAACCAATTTCAACTGCTACACAGACTGCTTTAAACGGCAAGATTGGTAGCAACATAAGCGGAGCAACAGGAGCAACAGCATTGACAAATATGATGCAAATCACTTTGGCAGGGTATAACGCTCTTGGGGCTGGCATTAACGCAAACACAATTTACATAATTGTAGGATGATTTTAACAAACTCTAACGCAGCCAAAGTAGGTGGAAGCAATGTGAATGCAATAGCGTCGATTGCAAGCTCATTGTATAATTTTCATGTTCTTGCAACTACTACAATTTCAAAAGTTATTAGCGGTGCGCTGGGTGTTGTTAAAACAGGAATTGGAACGCTAATTTTTTCAAATATAAACTCTTATAGCGGAACAACCACAGTAAATGCAGGAACGCTAAGATTGCAAGCCGCCGCAACAAATTTTTACAACACGAACCGCACTTACAATATCAACAACGGATCGAGGTTGGTTTTTGCTAGTGGTGCTGCTACGAACCCTACTCTACAAGGAACAATTATCAACATTGACAGTAATGGAGGTGCAACCATTACATTGGATAACATAAATGGCCTAATTCAATCTATCACAGGGGTTATTATTAACTCAAACGGAGGAGCACAAAACCGACTTATCAGACTAAATGGATTTTTCAACGATCAAGGCGGCAATCGACCTGTGGTGTTCAATATAGCCAGCGGCAGCAATGCGACGGCTGATTTTTGGGCAGATTGCGCGGTAATTGGCAGGTGCGAACTCACAAAAAATGGGTCTGGGAAACTGTTATTTAGAGAGGGTGTGCTCGGAACGTTTGGTGATGGTGTTACAAACATTAGAATAAATTCCGGCACCATGGAAATCGGAGGGACATCTGCTGCGTTCCTAAACCAGCGAAGCGGAAGTCTGTTCCTAAATAACGGCACTTTTATTTGGAACTCAATAGCCGCCAACCAAACTATTATTAACGCCATCACAGGGACAGGTAACATAATAAAAAGAAACTCTGGCACTCTTATTTTTTCTGGCAATAACTCTTACTCTGGAGCTACATCTATCGAAGCTGGAACTTTGCGTGTAACAACATTGATTAGTGGAACTTCTGGAAAATTTTCTCAAGCAAATTTTACAAATACAGCCTTGACTGTAACATTTTCTGTAGCCCCGCTTGCGGGGGAAACCTATCGACTTTTCTCGGGGGCAACGACACAAAGTTACCCTACTGTCTCTTTAGTTGGCGCGGATGGAAGAACCGCAACTTACAATTCTTTAAACTCTACGCTTACAATAGCATGAATATAAAACCAAACAATGACGGATGGAGATTTGATGAATCTGTTGGATGGAAACTAATTCACAACGACATTGATGTTATTTTTTTTGAAGAAACAGACAAAGCAATTTCAACTCAAGAGAAATTATTTGTAGGGACACATGAGGAGTGTGAGGCCGAGCGAGTCAGGCTTGGGTTGCATTGGTATCCCGATGTTGTTATTGATCCAGAGTATGAGTTTTTTATCCATGACATAACCGATTGACAAAAAAAAATTAAAAAGTAGTAATAAATTATGGCACTCACATTTAATCCATTTACTGGAAAACTTGATTTCACAGGAAGTCAAGCAACCGCAGCAATTGGGGCAACTGGAGCCACAGGCCCATCTGGAGGCCCAACGGGTGCTACGGGAGCCACGGGGCCAATCGGAGCGGGAACAACTGGGGCCACGGGAGTTGCAGGAAATGATGGTGCTACTGGTTCTACTGGCGTTGTAGGAAACGATGGAGCAACTGGCAGCACAGGCATTCAAGGGCCAACTCCATGGACATTGCCAGCGACAGTATATGACAATGGTGCTTCCTATAATCTTGGAGCGGCAGTTACTTTTCAAGGCGGTTATTATTACAGGACAGGAAACCCACTTAACCCCGGATACCCTCCAACACCGGGTTCAATAAATGCTTCATGGACACCAGTGGCAGATGGTGGTGCTACAGGCCCAGATGGAGCCACAGGAGCTACTGGAACAGCAGGAACAGACGGAGCCACAGGTGCTACTGGGGTTGCTGGAACAGACGGAGCCACGGGAGCGACAGGATCGACGGGGGCAACTGGAATTTCTGGCGTTGATGGCGCAACTGGTTCCACGGGAGCAACAGGGATAGCTGGACTTGATGGAGCGACTGGTTCAACTGGCGCGACAGGAATTTCTGGAACAAATGGAGCAACTGGTTCGACAGGAGCAACTGGAGTCCAAGGTGATGTTGGAGCCACAGGAGCTACTGGCGATCTCGGAGCCACGGGCGCGACTGGTGCTACGGGATTGACTGGGGTTAGAGGGGCCACTGGAGCAACAGGTATTTCTGGAACGGATGGTGCTACTGGAGCGACCGGATTAAATGGCATTGATGGGGCTACTGGAGCCACTGGACTTAATGGAAGCACAGGTGCAACGGGGGCTACTGGCATCGGAGCTACGGGAGCAACCGGGCCTCAAGGCCCACAAGGGTTTAGTTCTGGAGCGGTATATTATTTTAACCCATCTTCATCTTCAAGTATCCTTGGATATTATGAGATGAATAGAAATTTAGTAATTGGAGTTGGAACTACCCTTACAGCAAGCGGAGCGGGAACCCAATTAGTAGGATCATTTGCAACAATCTCAAACGATCCAAATGTTACGACAATTACATCTGGCAATTGGAATTTTGAAACATTTGTTTCTATGAGTTCCAATGGTGGAACACCTCAAATTTATGGTGAGGTTTACTATCGCAATCTTGCCGGAACAGAAACATTGATTGCAAGTAATATTTCTAATCCACATCCAATTACAGATGGAACTGTAAATGAATTGTATTTGTGGAGCATCCCAGTCCCAGCGACAAATATTTTAGCTACAGATCGAATTGTAGTTAAGTTTTACGCACTTGGTCTTGGTGGCAGAACAATGACAATGCACTTTGAGGATGCAAATGTTGCACAAGTTGTTACTTCTTTATCTCCCGCATTGCAAGGTGCAACTGGGGCAACAGGGGCGACAGGCACTCAAGGTGATACAGGGGCAACAGGTGCTACTGGCGTTGCTGGAGTGGATGGAGCAACTGGGGCTACGGGCATCCAAGGTAACGATGGAGCCACGGGAGCTACTGGTGCTACGGGAGTAGGAACACAAGGAGCAACAGGTGCGACTGGTGCGGAATCACCAGCAGGAGGAACTCGTTGGGCATATACGGGAGATGGAACACAATCTGCATTTTCTGTAACTGGAGCAATTTCAACACTTGCAACTGCGTTTCTTGTCGTAATTGATGGTGTTGCTCAAGACCCGAACAATTACAGCATAACTGGAACAACGCTAACAATGTCAACTGCTGTTCCAAGTGGATCGCAAATTGTCATTGTTTCTCTGAACGGAATACAAGGTTCGACGGGAGCAACTGGGGTAACGCCAGCAAATATTGTTCTATCAGACACTACTGGGCTTACAGGCGCGACTCAACTTTCTAATATCGTTCAAATCACGCAAGCTGGATACGATTTAATCGTCACACCCAACGCAAATACAATTTATATTATCGTAGGATAATATCATGAACGAAAATATGGAAACCCAAAGCAATATAAATTAATGACTCCCGATAGTAACATAGCATCACATGGAACTGGATATGCTGGCACTGTATTTAGTGTATTTGCTGTAATGATCTCTATGCTCCCAGAATTAGATGTTTGGTTTAGGGTTTTAGCTTCAGTTAGTGCAATTATTGCCGCATGGGTTTCCATTTATGTAATGCTTGCAAAACTGAAAAAAGATAAAGACAAATGAAATTTGCGTTTGCAATTCTGCTTGCAATAATTCTCTGTTCGTGCGTCAATATACCAATACCGCCAGCAGGACAGAATCAAGGTAAACTTGGTTCAGTTCAATTAAGACTGTCGGCATCATACATTCCATACATCGACCCAGATAAACCAAAAGAAGATAAACCCAAAGAAGACCCAAGTGTGATGTATGCTTGGGAACACTTCTCAAAAACAATAAAAGACAAATAATATGAAAATTGTAAATACAGTTCTTGAAAAATTGAGTGAGAATAGCACATGGCGTGGTTTGATTTTGGTAGCGACCGCTCTCGGCGTAAAACTTGATCCTTCGATGCAAGAAGGAATTCTTGCGGCTGGATTGAGCCTCGTCGGACTCATTAATATCATCCGTAAAGACAAAAAATAAATGTTAGAAAAACTAATTGCCATCGCGCAGTCGCAGGTTGGCGTTAGGGAGATTGGCGGGAATAATCGCGGAGATCAAATCCGCGAGTATCAGAAAGCAACTGATCTTGTTCCTGCCGCTTGGCCTTGGTGTGCCGCTTACATTGATTGGTGTATCAAGGAATGGCTTAAAGACTCTCAAGTTACTAAATGGTTAAATCTTCAGCGAAGCACTCCTGAAGAATGGCGACCAAAAACTGCGCTTGCTTATGGTCTAACTGCATGGGCTAGGAAAAGGCCAAATACCACTAAGATTTTTACTGAAAAAGACAGGGCAAAACTTGGAGATATTGTAACATTTGATTTCTCTCATGTTGGCTTTGTTATTAGCGATGATGGTTCATCTATTCAAGTGGTAGAAGGAAATACCAATGGCAGAGGCGATAGGGATTCGCTATTCGGAGATGGCGTATGGAAAAAAACTAGAAAAAAAACGCTTGTAAAAGATTTGATTCGGATTAATCCAAGTATCGCATCGATATAAATAAATATGGCTAATATTGCACACAGATGGAAAAAAGTGTTAGCAGTTTCATGCACTCATGCAAAATACTGCGACAAAGAAGCACTCGATGCAGTTCTGAAGTTTCAAAAAGACTTTAAGCCGCATACAACAATTCATCTCGGAGATTTTGTTGATTTAACCGCTCTCATGGCAGGCGCAAAAGGTTCAAGCGAGGCAGAGCCATTGATTCCAGACATTGATACTGGACTCATGCACTTGAAAATGCTCAAGGCAAATATTGTTCTTTGTGGAAACCATGAAGATCGTGCATGGAGACTTCAATCAAGCAACAATGCTGTCGTAGCTCATGCCGCATACAAGATTGTTGAAGCAATTGGAGATTGCTGTAAAAAACTTCGCGCTCCGCTAATCCCTTGGGATGGTGTTTTTCAAATGTTCGACATCGCAGACATTGGATTTCAGCACGGAGTTTTGTTTAACGAGATGGCTGCTAGGGATACGGCTGAAGCATTCTGCAACAGCACAAGAAGGAAGGTTTGCTTCGGCCACACGCATAAGGTTTCCATGCAATCTGGCAGGAATCTTGTAGGCGGAACTGGATACAATATCGGATCTCTAACTAAAAGGTCTGCGATGGAGTATGCAAAGGGACGAAGGGCTACACTTGCATGGCAACAAGGATTTTTATGGGGAGAGTATTGCGAGGAGTTGAAGCAATCTTGTATTCACATAACAAGCCGAGAATCAAATCAACCTTGGAGGCTTCCATGACGCCAAATGATTTTCTTAAAATTATTCAACAAGAAACCTGTCCTGTAGAGGAAATCCCAGAAGGTTGGTATTGCGTTGAGGATTTATTGAAAAAATGGAATGCATGCAAAACATTAGTTCATAAAAGAATTAAGCAAGGTAAAGAATTGGGTTATGTCACTCAAAAAAAATTCATAGTTAAAAGGGGTGCGGTTAGAAGCGTTCCATATTACAAATTCCATGAAAAAGAAAATAATCAAAAAGACAATAAACGGAAAGTCATGGAAGATACGATTAGGTCATGCGGGAAAAACAAACGGAGTCGATAACGATGGCATTTGTGACTATTCGATTAGAACTATTTTCATCAATCCAAAATGCGAAAGGTCAATGCTGAATGTTCTATGCCATGAATTGCTTCATGCAAGATTCCCCGATCTTGAGGAGGAAGCAGTCGAAGACATGGGGACACTTCTGGCGGAAAGCTATGAAGAAATGGAACAAATTTCTTGATATGTTTTGACAAAGTAATTTCAAACAATTAAACCAACAAAATTATGTCCTGCAATTGCAATAATTCCACATACAGCAACACCTGCTGCCCAGACACTCCTTATCCACAAGTCTCTCCAGAAAGCGTTCCATCTTTGATTGGCAATCTTGTTTATGCTCTTTATGGAACAATTAGTAAGACTGTAGTAAATGGACGAGTTGTTTGGGATATTCCTTGCGACCCCAATAATACTGCTGAAGTAGATCAGATTCCCCGTGAAGAAGGCGAAGGTTTGTTGTGCTACCTTCTGCGTTTATTTGCAAATAGTCTTGATGGTTACGGATCGTTTTTGCGTTGGGGATTTACTGGTTCTGGTCAATCTGCATTCACTCTGACTGGAGCTTATCAACCAGATCGAAATGCTTATTTGGCATACATTGATGGTGTCGTTCAAGACCCGATTAGTTATACAATTTCGACTTCATTGCCACGAGTTTTAACGCTTGATACAGCACTTCCAACAGGGTCAATTTTGACTATTGTTGAGCTTTCAAGCCGAGCTGGCGCGACTGGAGCCACTGGCGTTGTTGGAAGCACTGGAGCTACAGGTATTCAAGGAAATGTTGGAGCATCTGGAGCAACGGGTTTAACTGGGCCTCAAGGTGCAACCGGACTTGGCTCAACTGGCGCAACAGGAGTTATTGGCGCAACTGGTATTAGGGGCGCAACTGGCGCGACAGGTGCTGGAACAACTGGCGCAACTGGATTGACTGGCGCAACTGGCGTGGCAGGTTCAGCAGGCCCGTTTGGTGGTGTTCGTTGGGCTTATACTGGTAGCAATAATACCACATTTAATATTTCAGGGAATACGACAAACAACCCATTAGCTTATTCAGTAAATATTGATGGCGTAACTCAAGACCCCAATAATTATTCAATAAGCGGGGCAATCTTAACAATGTCGTCACCTGTTCCCGCAGGATCGCAAATTGTAATTATATCATTGAATGGAATTGCTGGAGCAACTGGAATTAAAGGTTCAACTGGCGCGTCTGGAATTTCACAGGTTATTGTTCGTCAAAGTTTTACAGCGCATGACATTGATACTGGATATAAGCAATTTTACTATACTCCAGATGCTCCTATTGGATGGACATACGGAACTCGACTTCGCGCAGTAGCCAACTCTGCATATCCTTACGATTGGGTCGAGGGAAATGTCATGGAGGTGAATGACTCTTGGGTTAAGCTATGGATTGATACTGCACAAGGTGCTGGCAATTTCGCCGACTGGATGATTGGCATTGCAGGAGATGGTGGACTTGGTGCAACTGGCCCAACTGGCGCGACAGGAAGCACTGGCCCTCAAGGAGCGACTGGAGCAGGAACTACTGGAGCGACTGGATTGACTGGATTGACTGGAGCAACTGGCCCATCCGGTGGGCCTACTGGTGCTACAGGATTGACTGGAGCAACTGGACTTCTTGGGACAACTGGTGCTACAGGCCCAATTTCTCCTGCTGGTGGAATTCGTTGGGCTTATGTTTCTGATGGAACTACACTTGTCTACAACATTGCCGGAGCTATTTCAACGCTTCAAACTGCATTTCTTGTTGTATTTGATGGTGTCGTTCAAGACCCCAATAATTATACTATCGCCTCTGGCAGTCCATATACGATCACTCTGACAACTGCTCCTGCAAGTGGTGTTAGTATTGTAATTGTTTCGCTTAATGGCATTCAAGGCGCAACTGGCCCATCCGGTGGGCCTACTGGTGCTACAGGATTGACTGGACTCACGGGATCAACTGGCATTCAAGGTATACAAGGAGCCACGGGAAGCACAGGAAGCACAGGAATTTCTGGAGCTACTGGAGCTACTGGTGTTGCTGGAACTAATGGAACTAATGGCAGCACTGGGGCTACTGGAATTCAAGGCATCCAAGGAAATCAAGGTTCAACTGGTGCTACAGGTATAGGTTCAACTGGAGCTACAGGAATACAAGGTGTAACTGGAGGGCAAGGTTCTACAGGCGCAACTGGCCCTGCTGGGACTCCTGCTCCAACACAAGGAGCAGCTAAAGCATGGGTCAATGTTGACATGACCACATTAAATAATACACTCGGTTATCTTGGACAACCTTGGACTGGAGACAAGGCATCTGGCAATGCAACAATTACAGTTAATTGCCAAACTGCTCATGGATTGAAAACTGGAAATTATGTTGCTGCAACCTTTGGAAGCGTTCTTGGCGGCAGTGCAAGATCAACTATAACAGTTATCACTGCAAGTATTTTTACTATTGAAGGAACTACCACAAGTGGAAGTTTCTCTGGTGAACCAGCATCAACCATCTACGCTGCAACTATATCATCAGGATATAATGTAACTTCTGTATTTAGGGAAGCAGCACCTACTGTGGGAACTGGAACTGCATATATTAATTTTGACACTGCATTAGGAACATCAAATTATGCTTCATTTGCAACAGCAGAAGATGAAACTATTCCAACGCCAGTTGCACACATGGCAGTATGCAGTAGAGATGAAAAAACACAAAATTATCAAAAGGTTGTAACATTTACAAATTCAACACAACCTCCTACGGCTGAAAATATAAAATTAAGCTACATCGCATTTTCAAACTAACAAACAACTAAAAACAAAAAACAACAAAAACTAAAAAAGAAAAATTAAAATTATGCCATTAACTAAAGCAACAACTAATGTAGTCAACCTCGACAAAGACACACTTATCAACGGACTTACTGTTGGTCGAGGTTCTGGAACTAATAATAGTTCTACAGCAGTTGGAATAAATGCACTTTTAAACAACACAACTGGACAAAATAATACAGCAATTGGTTACATTGCACTTGATTCTAACACAACTGGAAACTACAACACAGCAATAGGAGAGTCGTCACTTGCCAGTAACATAAGTGGAGACTATAACACAGCCAGCGGTGCAGGCGCACTCGCATTCAACACAACTGGAAACGACAACACAGCCAGCGGTGTAACCGCACTTTACTCCAACACAACTGGGGGCTTTAACACAGCCAGCGGTGCAGGCGCACTTTACTCCAACACAACTGGAAACGACAACACAGCCAGCGGTGTAAGCGCACTCCGCTTCAACACAACTGGAGCCAACAACACAGCCAGCGGTGTATACGCACTTTTAAACAACATATCTGGTATACAAAACACAGCCAGCGGTGTAAGCGCACTCGCATTCAACACAACTGGAGACTATAACACAGCCAGCGGTGTAAGCGCACTCTCCTCCAACACAACTGGAAACTACAACACAGCCAGCGGTGTAAGCGCACTCTCCTCCAACACAACTGGAAACAGCAACACAGCAATCGGTGCAGGCACTTTAGAATTTAACACAACTGGAGACAGCAACACAGCTAGTGGAACTACCGCATTGTATCAAAATCAATCAGGAATTAGAAATACAGGTTGTGGATTTTATGCTTTAGGAAACACTACAACATACAACAATTGTTCGGCATTAGGATATGATGCTCAAGTAAGTGCTTCTAACCAAGTTCAACTTGGTGATTCAGCAACTACCACATACGCTTATGGAGCAGTTCAAGATCGTTCTGACATCCGCGATAAAACTGATATTCGTGATACCGAACTTGGACTTGAATTTGTAAATGCACTTCGTCCAGTTGATTTCAAGTGGGATATGCGTGAGGACTATCGTCCAGAAGCACCCGCTCCTGTGATTAAGCCTGCTGATCTTAAAGAAGACGCTACCGAAGAGGAAAAAGCTAAATACGCTCAAGAACTCGCCGCATACAACGCTTACAAAGTTGAGCTTGATAAGTGGCTTGAAGATGTAAAACTTGCCAACATCACTCACGATGGCAGCAAGAAGCGTAGTCGTTTCCATCATGGTTTGATTGCTCAAGAAGTAAAAACAGTTCTTGACGCTAAAGGAATTGATTTTGGTGGTTTCCAAGATCACTCTGTCAAAGGTGGAGATGATGTTCTTTCGATTGGTTATGTCGAACTCATCGCTCCAATGCTTAAAGCAATCCAAGAACTCTCTGCCAAAGTTGCTGAATTGGAAGCTAAATAATATGCCATATACATCCAAAAAAGTAAGTTTGCCAGATGGCTTTGTTGACCTTGGCGAAGAAATGAAGCCAATGACGGCTATTGAAATTGAGCGCGAACCATCCTCCGTTCACTATCCTTCTCTCTATTTTAGCAATGCTAAAGAGTTGATGGATTTCCCGAAAGATGGAACTGCTGTCATTCACTTCAAGAAAGTCATGGAAAAGAAAGAGACTGTGATGCGCGATGGCGAAGAGAAGAAATGCTATTGCGTAGAACTTGAAATCCATGGCATTAAATCCAATGGCAAATCCAAGATGGAGCCAATGATGGAGGAAGAAGAGGATGATGAGGACGCTATTGAAAAAGGATTGAAAGAAGCCGAGGGAGAAGAAGACGAAACCAAAGAAGAATACGAAGATTAATTTTATGTCCGATAAAACAATGCCTCCAACTGAGGCTCCAACTCCAACACCAGAAGCGATGCTAGGGGAAATGGCCGCACCAACACCTGAAATGGCTGCTCCTGCTGATAGCGGGAAAGTTATGGTTCAAATGCCATCTGATGCGTTTGACAATCTTTACACCTTATTCAATCAGCTCGCTTCTGGACTTGATGCTCTTAAAGCTGAAATTGATGCCCAAAAACAAGGTGGTGCGACTGCTCCTGCCGCTGAAGAAGCTATGGCTGAAGAAATGCCAATGCCTGCTGACGAAGATTTTCTAAAAAGTATTGCACAAGAAGGTTCGATGCGATAATTTCGCTCCATGTTTGTCTCTCAAATCTTTGAAGAATGCGCTGAAATCTTAGGAACAACTGACGAAAGTAAGATCTTTCGCAAGATTCAGCAGGCAGTAGCAACTCTAATGGAGTCTGGACATTGGACTCATTCAGTTGCTGATGTCGATGTCTGCACGGGTTGGGATAAATGTAGCGTCACTCTTCCTCGCGGAATTGATGTTCCTCTTGCTGTTAATATTGATGGTTCTCCAACATATTTCCGCAATCGTCTATTTCAATATCATGTAAATAAAGGCGGAATGTTTAATTCCGTTGAATGGGCATGGGATGATCGAGGATATGTTGCAACGCTGATGGACATTATTCAGCCTTCCCAGCTTGTAGCTGTAGCTGAACTAGAGAATGATGTTGGCAAGACAATCCGTGTTCTTGGGAAAGATCAAAACAACAGGACGATTCGTTCCCAGCTTGCTAACGGAACTGGCGTTGATGGTCTTCTAATCCCTATTCACTCTCAGTCTGATTTTGCATACGGAACGATTACTCCAGATGATGCTACTGTAAAGACCCGTAGCGTTGCTATTACGCCAATCAATCTCTTTACTGGTGCAACCGCTCACGGACTATCATCTGGTCAAGGGATGAGCGTTACAGCGACAACTGGAACGATTCCTGTAGCGTTGGAGAATGGCCAGACATACTACATTGGCGTTATTGATGCGTTCACAGTCCAGCTTTTCAATGATCCTCTTAACGCGGAGGCATTGCAGTATCCGATAGATTTGCAGAGCATTGTAGGTGCTGGTAACTTGACATTCCGTGATACGCGAGAGGCGGAAGTTGTGACTGCGCTTCAGCTTTCGTCCGCACCTGCATTTACACTTGATACTGCTAACCAGATTACATTCCCAACTGGTCAGTCCCTTCCATCACCACTTAACTCAAACCAGACATATTATGCGAATGCTGAAGATGCAACGCATCTGACTGTATTCGAGAGCGAGAATGATGCAAAAAAGAATATCAATCCAGTTTACACTACTGGAACGACTGGGCCAGTTCCTCCCGCGCTGGGAACTCTGTATGCTGACATTCGCAAACAAATTGATCCTCAGACAACTCTGACATTCTCTGTTCGTCACTACTACAATGATGGAGATCAAGTTCAAGCATTTACTGCATCTGGCACACTTCCCAAACCACTTATTGCGAATCAAAACTATTTCGTAAATGTTATTGATCCATTTATTGTTTCACTGCACGAAAATAAAGCAGATGCATTAGCTTCATCTCCTACAAATCTAATCAATCCAATTACAATTAAAGATTCTGGAAGTGGAACAAATTCTATTGTTAAACTTATACCAGCATCTGTTACAGTCGGATCAGAGTCTCAAGTAACGGCAACTGGACTCAATATAGCTGCTCCATCTGGTTCTGGAGCGCAATTCCAAGCTATTACTGTTGGCTCTGTTGTTTCTGTTCAGGTTACTGCTGGCGGTTCTGGATATGGAGCAGCCCCAGATGTTACTTTTTCTGATCCTCCTTCGCCACCACCGGGAAGCAATATAGAAACATCAACTGCCACTGGATATGCAATTATCGTGTCTGGGGCAGTAAACCAAGTAGTTATTACAAGTGCTGGATTGGGATACTCTAGTCCACCAACGATTACCTTTAGTAGCGGTGCGGCAAAAGCAACTGCAAAGATACAAACTTCATTTATTTCTGGATTTAGAAAAGTTTCAGGTGGATTGAATTATACTGAACCACCACAAGTTAAAATAACTGGAGGAAATGGAAGTGGAGCTACAGCAACAGCAACGATAAATAGTAATGTTCTAAATGTTTCTTCAATTACAAGGTCTGGTTCTACTGCAACTGTCACAACATCATCCGCTCATGGTTATAGTGTCGGCCAGTCAGTAACAATTTCTGGAGCAGCACCAAACGCGTATAATGGAACAAAAGTAATAACATCTGTTCCATTGACAACAATAAGTGGAGTAACTATTTCTAGGTCTGGAACAATTGCTACTGCCATTACTCCAACTCCACATGATTATTCTACTGGAGATGTTGTTACTATTAGTGGAGCAACGCCTATTGGATATAATGGAACATTCGTAGTTACTGTTTATTCTAATCCAAATGAGTTTACTTACAGTGTAGCATCTACACTAACAACTCCAGCTACTGGAACTATTACATCTAGTGTCCCTGATCCAACTGGAAATACATTCCAGTATGCAATCGCGGCTGGAACCGCAACTCCAGCAACAGGCACTATAACATCTTACTCTGGCGATGTAACACAATTAAATGTAGTTACATCTGGCTTTGGATATACTGGCACTCCAACAGTTACAATATCTCCTTCAACTGGTGTATTCGTTTCATTTACATCAACTGGATTATTGCCATCTCCGCTTGTATCTGGAACTGCATATCGCGCAGAAGCACCGCTAAATACTTCTGCTGGGAACTTTACTGTTAAGGGTGCTGACTTTAGCGATATTAATATAACATCTTCTGGAACTGGAACATTATATGTATCGTTATCTCGTGCATTCAGCGTAACATTTAACAACAACTGGGAGGGTGAGTTTACTAATCTTGCTACTGGGCAAGAATTGTATTTTGGAACGGATTATCTACTTCCTAATACCACCCCGTCTATTGATAATGGCGTTACTCCATTTTATCTAAATAAGATAAATAATACGACCGGCAAGATTTACAACACTTCATTAAACGCAATAGCTGGTTTGACATCTGATGGATCTCCGATTTCTATTACAAGCATAACTAGCGTTTCAACAGCAGCTACAGTTACAACATCATCAAATCATGGATATGCCGCTGGAGATACTGTAACAATTACAGGGGCATCGCCTATTGGTTATAATAAATCGCAAGCAGTTATTATTTCTACTCCAGCGTTGAATCAATTCACTTATACAATTGATGGTGCATTGGCAAATTCAACTACTGGATCTGTGTATAAAACATCAGGGATTATTACTATTACATCATTTGGTTCTGGTCAGTCTTACTATGCATTGAGGAAATCATTCCAGTCTTTGCCATTTGGAAATGTGATTGTTCCTAGTGGAATCGAGTATCTGAACGAGGATGAAGTCGTTAGGTTCTCTACTACTGGAACGCTACCATCTCCTCTTATTGCTGGAACTGACTACACGATCAAACTTGAAGGAAATAAATTTAAGGTTTATTCTGGATCAACATTGCAAGTTTTAACTACTTCGGGGGTTGGTCAACTCAGCGTTGATATTATCAGAATATTCAATGTCTCTCCATCTACTAGCATTGATGCTGACCAAGCCCACTTCAATACTGGTGATGCCGTTGTTCCTCGCGCCAAAGAAGGAGATGTATTGCCAACTGGATTGACTGCTGGAGCGACATACTACGCTCGCAGGCTAGATAATAATTCATTTGAACTTTACGACACGCTTGTTCAGGCAAGAAATACTTCTTCTACTGCTGGGCGCAAGATATACACGACAACTGGAGAAACTGTGGAATCAACATTCTTTGTTGATTCAGTCACATTGCCAACATTTGTGAAGTCTGTATCGCAAGTCGATAAGCCAATTACTGAAGGTTATGTGTCGCTATACGCTTACGATTACGGACGCAGCAATGACATGACTTTGATTGGTCAGTATCATCCATCTGAAGTTAATCCTCAATATCGCAGGATTCGCATTGGCAAGCCTTGTGCTTGGGCTAGGATTTCTTACAGGATTCAGACTCCATCAATTAGCAGTGTTTACGATTTTATTCCTCTTGAGCAAGAGCGAGCAATCATTACTGCTGTTCACGCTTGCGATTTGGAAGATAAAGATTTCGCAGATCAATCGGCTCGATACTGGCAGATTGCTTTTGCTTATCTAAAGAATCAACAGGAAAGCATTGATGGACACGCAATGTCAGTCCCGCAGATAAATTCTATCACTTATGGCGATACGACTGATCCAGTAATGTTCTAATGAAAAGCGCACAGATAACTTCAGGAAGAGAAGTCAAAGCATCTTCTGGCTGGATTCTAGGCGTGAACTCAGTTCGCAATCCTTGGGCATTGCCTGATAATCAAATCAAATGGGCCGTAAATTGCTCTGTTCGCGGCGGAATAGTCCAGACTAGGCCGGGATACTCTATGAGGCTTTCTCTGCCTCCCGGCAACTTCCAAGGTGGAATTTTATTTTCTGCAAACAAGCAAGCCAGCGCATCTGATACAATCGTTCAAAATGGAGTAACAAAAATTATTCCAGCGCAAATTTACAATCCAGACGGAACAACATCTTTGGCTGATGAATTGCCGTATGTATTGTTCGCGGTTAATGGCAGTGTTTACTATTCTCCATTCCCAATTATTCAGCCAAAAAATTGGGAGGATTTTCGTCTAAAAAATATCAAGCTCGATCCATCTGTTGACCAACTTGTTTTTACATCAGCAACACAAACTGCACAGGTTTCAACTGGTGGAGATGTAACTGTTACTCCATCTCATCGTATCGTTGTGATTCAAGATGGAATTTCTGCTCCCGCATATTGGGATGGATCAAATCAGACTGGTATCCAGACTGCATCTATTCCTATTGGATACTGGATGGCATATAGTGGGAATAGGTTGTGGGTTGCCTCTAAAAATATTGTTCTTGCATCTGACTTGGGCGACCCCACATCTTTTACTGAAAGATTGACTGGGGCTGGCCGTGGAGACTTTGCATTCGCTCGCGTTGTTACTGGAATGACGAACTATATCGGTCAGAACAATGACACGAAACTCGTTGTTTTTACTGATCGTGCAACATACTCGCTTGCAAGTGGAATCTATGATCGAACGCAATGGGCAAGCACGGCAAACTTCCAGACTACCTTGTATCCAACGATTGGGTGTGTTGCTGGAAAATCAATTGCGTTTCAAGCTGGTCAGCTTTGGTGGTATTCTCAAGGCGGATTGGTTTCTGCGGATGTCGCCGCATCTGCATACATAACATCTCAGTCTGTTTATAGAGATATTGAAATGGCAAGAGTCAAATCTTACATGGCTGGAGACACCAGTAAGATTTGCGCGATGAACTTTGAGAACTATCTTCTCTATTCTGTTCCATATTTGGAGCCGTGCAACTCTGCTACAATGGTTCTTGATTATGCAGCGGCGGCAGAATGGTCTTCTCAAAGGACTCCAGCATGGTCTGGTGTATGGACTGGAACAAGGCCCGTAGAATGGATTTCTGGTGTGATTGACGGAACTCCTCGCTGCTTCCATTTCTCAGTTGACTATTCCGCAACAAATGATGGTTCATACAACCATCTTTGGGAGGCATTCACTCAGAATCGCGCTGATACATATTTTGATATTGATGTTGATGGTAACATTACAGAAAAAGTCAATCGCATTTATTCCCAGATGGAGACTGGGCTTTTGGGTGATGGATTAGACTATAAGCAATTTCAATATGCAGAAATTGAGGCTTGCGAAATTGGTGGAACTGTGGATGTCAAGGTTTCGTATCGTGGATCAAAAGGATTCTATCAAAATATTCTTGAGACTAGATTACTTGCGGTAACGGAAGATTATCAATGGGTCAATACTGACTACGCTGACGAGATTGCAAAATTAGGATTTCTGAACACGCAATACCGCAGACTAGTTACTGAAAACTCTCAGCGTAGACAATCAGCCATTACTTGTGAGTCCGTTCTTACAAGCGATATTGATAAAGCATTCTCCGTATTGATCGAATGGTGCGGGGAGTTTGGTGTGGAGGCACTTCGCATATTCATTGATCCTTGGAGCGAGCGCAGCACAGGTGTCCCGCAAGCTCCAGAAACTAAATCTTGTGTTACATCTCAAGACGGAACAAGTCTTGAAATTGATTTGCTTCCTACTCCATATGAGCAAGCTGACACAACACAAAAATCTTGGTGGGCAAAAGAATTCAGAACTGTCACACTTTCCTGCACATCTAATCCAGCAAAATCAATTTCAGCTACTGCATCGGCAAGCTATCTTTCAAGCATTTCTCAAATTGATGCCAAGAATCAAGCTGGCGAATTAGCTCAAGTTGCAGCAAATCAGGCAGCGCAACAATATCTATATCAGAATCCTTGTTAATATGCCATCCATTACAACAGCAACAAAGCAAGTAACTCAATTCCCATTCAGATACATTTCGCCATTTAATGACGATCCAGTTGTTCCATTGTATTCGTCAGTTCCATTGTTTAATCCTCAATCTGGATGCTTACCGTGTGCTGCCTGTGGAAATTATTCTGACCGCAAAAAAATCATTGCTCAACAAGCAATCCGATTTAAAGATTACATTCCTAACGAAATTGCAGGGAGCAATCCAAAGGTTGGATTTAATTAATAAATATGAAAACCAGAATCGACTATCGACTCATACCTAAAGACTCATTTGAATTTGGAAATTTACAAGACTTTGCTGAGTCGTTTGACCACAAGATTAACAATCATCCGAACATCAATGTTTACGCTCATTATCGGGATGGTGAGTTGTTTGGGTATTCTGATCATGTTTTCATTCCTGTTGTCTATCCAGCTTTTCACCCGGCTCATACTAGGCCGCAAGATGTAATCCAAGTAATGAGCGATTGGCGATCTCACGCTCAACTTTCTGGAGGACTTGGATATATTGGAGTTCCACTTATTAATGATCGACCAAAATTTACTAATGATGTTATGAATAAATTGGGATTGACTAAGATGGATAGGGAAATTTATAGTTACGATTCATTGACTTAAAATGGGTGGAGCTTCAACAGTAAACGCAAACAGGTATTTTTCTAAACGCGATCCCTCGCGTGACATTGCTATTGCTACTGCAATGATGCAAGCGCAACAGCAACAGATGCAGAATCAAGCAGAAATGCTTAAAATGTATTCTGAAATGGCTCCAGAGCAACAGAGATATGATGCAGCCGCTCAATCTCGTAAGGCCGCAGAACTTGGGCTTGGTAACATTTTGCGCCAACGAGAACTGGAGCGTATTTCCAATCCTCAAGAAGCCGCAATGCGACTCTCTCAATCAAAGCAGATTGAAGACCTTACTGCACAGCAAAATGCGGATCAGTATATGCGCGAGTATATGAGGACTCAAGGATTGCCAACGCAATATGAGACTGGCCTTGGCGACTCTACTATTGGCCGCGCTGCAATGTATGATCGTGCGCTTGCAGCTAAACAATCATACGAAGAAAATCTTGCAGCACAGCGTCAAGCCTATCTTGCATCACAGCAAGCTCCAGTTGGTGGATTATCTCCAGAGACATCTATTGCTGGAAAACAGGCTGCTCAAGCGCAAAATCTAGCTTCCATGGAGGCATATAAGCAGGGAATGCTTGGGAATGTTGGACAATTTGGTCAGACTGGATTTCAGTCTGCTATGAATCAATTTGCAAATCTTGGCGGAATCCAGCAAGCCAATCAGCAGTCCCAAATGCGCTATCAGCAAGCCATGCTTGACAATCAAGCTCAAAATCTAGCTTCTCAACGCGCAATGACAGGCGCATATATTCAAGCTGGTGGAAATGTGGCGTCTTCTGCTATTGGTGCTGCTGGGAAAGCAGGATCAGGAGGAGGAGGCGAAATTACTGGATTTGGAGGACAACAGTATTCCCCCCAAACATCAGCAACTGGCGGTAAATTTTACGCTCCATCTAGCGGAAGAATTTTTTAAATAAATGAATAGACCTGACGACACTTCAATGTTTGCCTTGGTTGCGGCTAAATCTGCAACAGGTGGAAGGTATCTTCAGAACCAAGCTGAGTTGCTTAAAATGGCATCAGAGATGCCTCCAGCAATGCAGACATTTGATACCGCAAGGACATCGAAGGAAGCGGCTGAATTTGGCGTCGAAAATATCATTCGTTCGCGTGAACTTGAGCGGTTGACTGATCCAGAAGCTGCGAAAATGCGGCATGAAATGGGAAGTCGCGTAGCAGAGCTTTCCAGCATGGAGGCTATTCAAAGAAGTGCAAAAGACTGGGCGATGAAGCAGGGTCTTGGCTCTGGATATTCAAGCGGAGTTGAAGGAACGATTGGACGCTCTGCCATGTTTGATGCTGGCACAGAAGCTGGTCGTCAGGCTCGTCTCCGTGCATTGGCACTACAGCAAGGATATTTGGCTCAAACTCCAGCACCAATTGGGGGACTAGATCCAGCTACTGCTATTCAAGCTGAAATGCAAGCAAAAGCTGCTAATCTCCAAGCGATGCAGCAATACCAGCAAAATGTCCTTGCAGGAGGTCAGAGATTGCAACAATCTACATCTGATTGGATCAATCAAAACCTTGGAGAATTGCAGCAAGCCAATAATGTTGCCCAACAGAATAGGCAAAATTACGAGCAGGCAATGTATCAAAATGCTACTCAAAATGCAGCATCTAAAAATGCGATGACTGGTCAAATGATTGGGGCTGGTGGAGCGGTTACTGGTGCGGCGATTGGTGCGGCGATTATTATTTAATGAGACAACACCTAATAAATAAAACAATAAATAAAATAAAGGAATGGAATAAAAGGTGGCCTAGAGCAGTTGTTTTGTGGAGCGGAGGGAAAGACTCTACGGCATTGCTTCACCTTATCCGATACGGAGCAGAGATTGATGTTCCAGTTATTCAATATCGTCAGCCAAAATTCCGTGAGCGATATGCTTACTCTGATCGCTTAATCAAAGAATGGGATTTGGAGGTTTACGAATATCCTCCAATGAAGGTAGCATTGGCAGATGGGCCAGATGTCAATACTGGCGAGGTTCGATTTGACATGCTTCACTACTTCCAATGGGGCAGAGACTGCGTGATTTTGTCACTTGGAACTGAAAAGCCAAAAGAAGGAGAGAAATTCCTATGTGGAGTGACTGACTTCTTACAGCGTCCTACTGGAACATTTAACTGGCCTTGGGGTGCTGTTTATATTGGAACAAAGTTTGAGGATACGGATTTGATTAAGGGTCATGTTCCGTTAGCTCAAGACATCAGAATTGTTGACGGATCTCCCGTATCGCTTTATCCAATGCGCGACTGGACAGATGAGGAAATCTTCTGGTATTTAGAAGATAACGGGATTGAGCCTGATCCTACTCGATACATTAAAGAAAATCAGCAGTGGAAAAATAATCCAGATAAGTCGCTAAATGCTGATTTCTATCCGACTTGTTTTAATTGCGTTAATCGCCATTTAGATCGTCATGTCCACTGCCCTAAACTCAATGCTACAATCACAAATATCAGCGACATGGCTCCATACGAAGATATTGTTATTGATGACTTGGGATTTCGCCCCGTTGAATGGAAGAAGTAACTGAAAATGATTGTATTTCATGTGGTGCTTGTTGCTCTTATAAATGGTCTTGGCCTGTTCTTAGACGAGATAGATCGGATTGCGAAAAGATCCCTAAAGAAATGCAAAGAATGGATTATCCTTTAATGAAAACTGAAAACAATAGATGTATTGCACTTGAAGGCATCGTTGGAAATTGCGTATCATGCTCAATTTACTTTGACAGACCTAATTCTTGTAGGCAATTTAAGCCGAATGGCGACTTATGCCTTGAAGCACGAAAAAAACTAAACATTAAAAATTAACTTATTTAATACTATGGGCGGATCACGAAAAAGCAGTAGCGGAAGGAGTGGCAGCAGCGGAGGAGGACAATCTTCCCAAGACCCAATGATGGCCTATCTTGCTATGATGCAGCAGCAACAGGCGGCTCAAGCTGAAGCAGCGAGGCAAGCCCAACGGCAAGCAATCATTCAATCTCAAAAACAATCCGCACTTGCATCTGCCCGTGAAGGACAAATGGGGGCGCAGCAGTCCTTGTCTCAAGCTGGTTCAATGCAACAAGCTAAAGATATTTCCGCGCAGCAGGCTCAACAACAAGCCGCATCTGCCGCTGGGGCTTCTGCTATTGGTGTAGGATTTGATATTGCAAAAGCGCAACAAGAGCAATCAGCAAACCTTGCTGGTGCTGGAGCTATTCCATCAACCGCTCCTCTGCCATTTTATGGGATGGATAGCATGAATGCTGGTGCTGGATCAACTGGTAAATCATCTAATTTATTTAATCTTCCAAAAACTAGTGGCATAACATTTGGAGGACAATAATCATGGCTGATATGTTTCCTTGGCTAACTGATAAGGGCAAAAAGAGGATGGGCATTGCCTATGCCACTGACTCTGATAGACGCTACTCTTCAGGAAGCAGCTCTTCAGGAAGCAGCTCTTCAGGAAGCAGCTCTTCAGATGCCTTGCTGGCATTTCAACAGCAACAAGCCGCTCAAGCCGCTCGAGCCGCTCGAGCCGCTCGCCGTCAGGAAATGATTAATCAGCAGAAGGAGGCTGGATTTGCTTCCGCTCAACAAGGCGAGGCTCTTGCTAGACAGCAATTAGGCCAGTTTGGAATGCAGCAGCAAGCAGCCGACAAGGAAGCATTGACTCGCGCACAGCAAGCGCAAGGCGCGGCAGGATCACAAGCAGTTGCTGGTGGAGCGCAACCACAAACCCAAGCACAGAAACTAAATTCTATGGGAATTGGAGGTGCTGGCGCAATAGCTGGACTTAGAGATGTATATGGTGGACAAGTCGCAGCTAATTTGGGTGCAGGAGGAACTGGACAACCATCAAATACATTTCAACTACCTTCTATTTTTAACCTTACTTTCGGAGGCTCCTAATGGCTGACTACTCTTTCAATCCTCAATTCGCTAACCTATCTGGTTTGCAACCTTTGCCTGCAATTGATGTGACTCGCGGTGCAAATCTTCAGTTTCGTCCACTTGATAAAATTGAAATTCAGTCTTCTCGACCAGAGCTTGTTGCTGAAGGTATCGCTGGTGCTATTAGCAATATTGCAAAGGGTGCGCTAGGTGGAATTACCGCTAGGTATGAGAAGAAAGAGGAGGAAGCTAAGGAGACGCGCAAGTTCGCTCAAGAAGAAAAAATTGCAAGAATTAAAGCTTCACAAAGTGCTTTTGAACAAAAAGAGCAACAAAAGTGGGAGCTTGAAAAAATGAAAGAGCAAGATAAGTTGATCAAGGGGAGAGTCAAGGACGTTCTTCCTCCAGATGTTCAATTTGAGGACTATGAATCTCTTCCAACTGACGAAAATCAAACTACTGATACTGAAAATTCTAATTCATTAACTGGAGAACTTAATCCTGAAGGAACAACTATTGATGAAGATGGAAATCTAATAGAAGTGCCAAGCGAGATTCTGCAAGAAGACAATAAGACTGGACTTGTTTCCCCACAAGATGCAAACGCTATCGCTCTTAATGTTGCAAAACAAATCGATCCAGCAACAGGGCTTCCATTGTCTGCACTTCCAGAATATCTATCTGCCTCAACTGGTGCTGGGCCAATCGCTCCATTAGCTGAAATGCCATCATTGGGGCTTGATAGGGTAGAAACATCATTCATTCAGCCAGAACAAGAACAAAAGATAGCCGCCATGAGTGCTGAACTAGGTAAAATTTCAGAAGTTAAGCCAGAGCCAGAAAAACAAATTCCAGTTGGGCAAGCAAAAGCTGTTAAATACTTCCAAAGTCAAGAAAAGGCAAATGAGGAATATGCTAAAATGTATCCGGGCTGGAAGGCCGCGCAATTACCAGAATTAGTTCAAACTAAATCTGGGCCTGCATTTGCTGTAAAGCGTGAAATAATTTCACCAGAAGAACAAGAAGAATTAGCTAGAAAAAAAAGAAAAGAAGATCTTGAAATTTCTCAAGCTGCATCTGCCCCAGAAATGTCTAAAGAGCAAAATGCTATTTTGTTGTCTCAAATAACAAGGCTTGAACAAGATAAAACATATTCAAAAGCGTTGGAAACAAAAGATTCAGAAGCTACAATATTTAAGGCATTATCTCAAGAAAATGGATTATCTGATATTGCCGCAATCAATGCGTTTCAAAGATTAGTTGATCCGGGAGTTGCTGTTAGAGAGGGTGACGTTGCTCTTATTCAGTCTGCTCTTGCATTTCAAGATAAATACAGTCCTCAATATATCACCTCACAATTTACTAGGGGAGCAAAACTTCCAGAAGAGGATCGTGAAAGAATGCGAATTTTAACAAAAGAGCTTGCTCGAATGGCTCTTGAAAAAGCAAATGAAGGCCCAATTCAAAAATACAGAACATTAACTAAAAAGACTGGCATTGATCCTGATTTGTTAGTAATGCCATTTGATATTGAGTCTCCAAAAGAACAAAAATTAGGCAAAGAGGAGTTAATAAAAAAACTTAATAACGCAAGTGAAGAATATAGAAATTCTCCACAATTTCAACAAGACAGAGATCGCCTAAAAGAACTTCTAAGAACAAACTAAATAATGACTGACATTGAAAAAGAGTTATTGGAAGAAATAGAGCAAGAAAAGAAGGTTGAAGAACCAACAACTGCTGCCGGAATGGTTGGCGCAGTAACGCGAGGAGCAGCAAAGCCATTAACTCAGGCTATTACTGGAGGAATGATTGGTGGCGCAATGGCTCCATACGCCGCTCCAGTAAGTATTCCACTCGGTGCAGGTCTATCTGTTATTGGAAGTCAAGTATCAGAGGCTTTTGGAGGCCCAGATGTTCCAACCGCACTAGGTCAACTTACAACTACTCTTGTAAATAAATTTGCAGGAACTCACTATTCTGCTCCAGAAGATGCGACAACTGAATTACTAGATCGTCTTGGAGTTCAAAATCCAAGGTCAAATGCTGAAGAGATTATTAAAGAAGTAACCAAAGGTGTTGTTGAAATAGGAAGTGGTTCTGGAGCGTTAAAGGTAGGAGGAGAATTGCTTAAAGCAGGTAAGGGAGCCAAGCTTCTTCAATTTCTAGGACAAAAGCCAGCGCAACAAGCTATTGCTGGTGGAGCATCAATGGGAACATCTGAGGCAGCAAAACAAGAAGGCGCAACTCCACTTCAGCAACTTGGCGTTGGTCTTGCAACAGGAGTTGGTGTTGGGGGAGCAGTTTCAGCACTAGAACCGGGAGCTAACGCATTGCAATCATTAAGAGATGCTGATATTCCTATTACTGAGAAATCAATTAATGCATTAAAGAATCTTTTCGCCCCGCAAAAGCAAGTTGTTCCTCCTACTATTACAGAAACAACAGCTAAGGCACTACAGGGAAGCAAGGAGGCTAAAAAGGCTCTTGCTGAAGCTGCCGCTGGAGAAGCTGAAATTGGTGGGTTGAAAGTTGGAGAAGCAGCAAAAGAACTTGGATTCTTGAAAGAAGAAGTTCCTCAAGAGTTTTTGTCTGGAAGTCCAGAGTTTCAGGCATTGGTTAAAAAGGGTGCCGCCTATGGTGAATCTCTATTAGCTAAAAGACAAAATGAATTTCTGACAAGAGTATCTACAAAGGCCCGTGAAGTTGCTCAAAAGGCTGGATCAACTGAAGACTTGAGCGCATTGAGTGATGACATCAAGGATACAATTCTAAATGAGTCAAAGAAATATCAAGCTGATGAGCAGAATCTGTTTAATCAGTTATCAACAAAACCAGTTGTTAGGACTCAGCATGATCCTCAAAATACAATAAGTGCCATTGATACTGCATTGATGGATAGTGGTGTTCCAGAAACTATTCTTAATAAAATTAAGAATAATCAAAAATTGAGCGCAAAGGAATCTGAACTTTTTAATCAAAAGTTTAAGTCAATTAGACCAGTTCAAAAGAAAATATTTGAAACGCTATACACAGATAAAAAACCAACAATATCACAAATAAATGATATTAGGAAACAACTTGGCGAGTTTCTTTCTGGAGAAAAGGGTGTGTTTTCTAATGCAACTCGCGGAGAGGTTGAAAACTTCTACGGGTTGTTAAGCGATGATTACAATACAGCATTGTCTCAATTTCCTGAATTAAAAGATGTAAAAGATGCTGCATTTACTTTGACCAAATCAAGAAAAGCACATGAAGAGAATGTTGTGAATCTTTTTGGGGATGAATTATCTCAGAGCCTTTCGGGTCAGGTTTCAAGGGCTATTGGCGCAACAGCTAAAGGTGACGCTGATAAGATTAAGAGCATATTATCTGCCGTTCCAGAAGAATATAGGGCCAATGTAGTTGCAACTGGAATCCAAAACGCCATTTCAAAACAAGGTAAATTTGATATGGCAACATTTACAAAATGGTATAATTCTTTGAAGGGTCAAAAGACAGCATACGACGCATTATTTAATGAACTGCCTCCTGATGCAAAATATCAATTTGATAATCTAAATATCTTGTCTGAAAACATTCAAAACGCAACAAAGCAAACATCAAAGATTGGCGATATTAAGCAAGAAATATCTAAAAACCAAAAAATTGGATCAACTCTTTGGTCTATAATGAAAGGATTGATAACTGGTTCCGTTGTTTACAGTGCATCCAAACAGTTAAATGTTCCCCCAGAACTTGCAATTGCACTAACAAGTGCAGTGGCTGGTGGAACAACAATAAGATCAATTGGAAAAGATCAACGACAAGCGTTATTGAGCCTTGATGAAATGCTTGCATCTGGAGATTTCGCTCAACTTGTTGCTAAATCTAAAGGCAATGCAGATATGTTTAATCGCTCCATTCCTCAATTTATGCGTGAGCCAGTTTATGTGAAGTTTGCTAAAGAAGTCGGGCCTGAAGCAGCAAAGAACTTACTATACACATCTGGAAGATACTTGCAGGAATCTCAAGAACCAGCAAAAAAAGAGAAGCTGGCATTGCAAGGGATGTATAATCCCACTAAATAATTTCATTGCATTCAAATAAAAATTAACATACAACTAAAAAACTATGCCTATCCGTAAATGTGCCTCACAAAATTGTTTCAAACGCAATGTAGCGGCTGAAGTTAAATCTGGAAAACCATTGAAGCAAAGTCTCGCCATCGCATATAGCGTTCAGCGTAAGGCTCGCGCTAAAAAAGCTGCCATGACTCGTAAGGTGGGTAAATAGCCATGACACATGATTTTTGGAATACTCTTGTTTTTGCTGTTGCTGTGTTCTTTGGAGGTGGATTTGCGATTGCAGCGGCGACATGGTGGGATAACTAGCAAAACATTTGACGATGGTGATATTGATATTAGCAAAAACAAATGAGGTTTGAGGCTAAATCAATAGATCCATCTTTAATTTCTAATTCAGAATATGCGGTTATCGCAGATAGCATCATAGTTCCTGTAATTGATTATGGTGCTAGGGAAGATAATTCTTTCTTAGTTGCCATTAGAAATCTTGTTCAAGTCTATCTTTCGAGTAAAGATATTTCCGATTCAGAATCTATTGCAGATAAAGTTGAGAATATAGTTTGTGATGGACTAGGGCTGAATATTGAGGATCACAATAATTGGGTTGAGAGGGCGGGGGATGAATCTAGGAGAGCGCAAGAAGAGATCCAGTCAGCAATACTAAGGGATGGCCCTAGATTTTGGGCAGAACTGCATCTATTCTCGTTTCGCAATAGGAACTGCGAGGATCGCGCATTCATCGAGAGTTGGTTTAAGAACTGGGTTGAATCTATTACGTGGAATGGATGCCCGTGCAAGGATCACTTTGAGGATTATTGCAAGCATTTTCCTCCTAACTTTTCTGATTTTTGGAGATGGGGAATCGGGATTCATAATAATGTAAACAAACGAAACGGAAAAAAACAATTATCTCTTAATGAGGCAGAACAGTTATGGACAAGACGGCTACTATAAAAGACTCAGCTAACGATCATCGTAAGGCTGGACTTGAAGACAATGATCACGATCCTTGGTTTTACGAAACCTGCAAGATGGTGAATATTGCTTGTGATAAGTTCTGGACAGAAACAGCAGAACGCGCTAGGCTCAACGAATTATACTATAGATCAAGATGGGGCCGAATATAAATACAAATCATCCTGCGTTTCCTGTTCAAGCGTATCCGGGTGACGCATCAAATCCAAAGGTTCGTCCAAATACTGGCATGAGCATGAGAGACTATTTTGCTTCTAAGGCTATGAACGGATTGCTTGCAAATCCAGAAGAAATTAGCCTTAATGCACCGCTAGAAGAGATTGCTGATTTTTCTTACAAGCTAGCAAACGCAATGCTTGTCAGAAGGGAAAAAATATGAAAAAACAAACATCTGCTAGTATTAAATACGATACACCCAAAATCATTTCAACCGCTGATACGAAACCTAAAAAGTCGAGTCTTCATGTTGCAATGATGAAACCACGCAAAGTAAAAATAAATATAATCAAAAAAAGGAAATAATATGTCAGACGAAAATAAATCAGAACAACCAGAACAAATCACAGAAGAACATTCCAAGGCAATTGAGCATGTCATTGGTTCGCTCGACCTGTCGTCAGTCAGCAAGGATGATGTCATTCTTGACTTTATTGGCCGTCTGCGTCGATTTAATTTTGAAGCAATGGTTGCATTGCGCTTGCTTGAGAAGGTCGTTATCAGCGAGAAATCGGAAGAAGCTCAACCTGCCAAAGAAGAATAATCATTTGTAGAGATGAAAATGAAGGATAGTGATTGGCATCGTAATGGGAAGGGCGATAAGCCTCGCACCAAAACTTGTGAGAAGTCTTGGCAAGAAAATTACGATGACATTGATTGGTCAGAGCATCGCAAGAAAAAAGGTTTAGATAAAAAGCGAGACAAGAAAAATGAGCTATACTAAACCATCGCTTCGTGAGCGGATCAAAGACCGCATCATGGCTGGAACTAAAGGCGGTAACGCAGGCCAATGGAGCGGCAGGAAGGCACAGCTTCTAGCTCAAGAATACAAGAAAGCTGGAGGTGGATATTCTGGTAAGAAAACAGAAGGTCAGAAGTCTCTCTCGAAATGGACTAAAGAGAAGTGGGGAACCAAGTCTGGGAAGCCATCGACTCAAGGCCCGAAGGCTACTGGCGAGCGTTACTTGCCACTTAAAGCACTCAAGTCTCTATCTGAAAAAGAATATGCTTCTACCAGTCGTGCAAAGCGAGAAGGAACTAAAAAGGGAAAGCAGTTTGTAAAGCAACCGAAAAAGATTGCAAAAAAGACTGCAACCTATAGGTAATAGTTTAACAACACCCGTGACGCCTATCCTTGGAAGCGCACCAACACGGGTTAGCTCTTTGAGAGAATTTAGATTTATCCGAACGGTTCGATGCATGTCTCCACGGCATGGGCAAAACCGCAGAGGATGAATATTCAGCAGGCAGGCTAGATACACTGATGAGCGGTATTCAGACCTAATCTGGAGCCGCCACATCGAGGTCGGGAGTCCAATATTAGGCTCAAGCCTATGTGACTATAACCTTGGAAACCCGTAGTCTGAAAAGGGCATGCATACCCGTTCCTGCTATTCTCTCAACCAGTTATTATAGTATTTAGCGAGAAGCAGTTTATTCTCGTTCTGTATATCCTCGTAGGTTGGCTCTCTCTTTACTGGAAGGTCTGGATTCACATACCTCCAATCATCTTGGGTGCTTACAGGCTCAACTGGAATGGCTGGAGCAACCATGACATTATTATTGTTTACTGGATTGACTCCATGAGATGACACTTCTCCATTATTTCTATTATGCAAATACATATCCTTGATATGTGGATGCGTTCCTTTCTGATATTTTAATGTCCTTTTCTCAGTATATGTTTCGCTTGTCATGCTTGAGCAAGCAGGCAATGCCGTAACAATTAAGCAAAGTATGTATTTATTCATATTTATTTATTATTGATATATTTACTATTTTCAAAACCTACTATCTGGGAATTTTATGATTTTTCGCTGATAGTAGGTATTATTTTTTACAACTATTTGATTTCGACCTCTGTGCGTTCTTCCGTTTTCTTTGGAACTTTGACTTGGATGAACTCAATCTGGACGCTTTCTGGATCATCGTCTCTGATGAGTTTAGCGTATCGTAACTGGTCAATAAGTGGCTTACATCCTCCCGCATAGTTGTCGCAATCGAGTGGTCTGCAACTATATCGCGTAATGCGGACAAAAGAGCGTTTCTTGCTGTTTTCTTTTCCCTCATTAGTATTCGGAAATGCTTTCCTAGCAACTGGTTTAGGCTTGGGGTTAGATACCCGTGGAGTATTAGTTTCAGTTCGTGAGTAGTTTCCATCTGGATCTAATTTATATCCCATCTGCTTAAGAATGGAATGTGTGAAGTTCATTGTTTTATTTTTAGTGCTTCTCTTGCCTCGTCGCGTTCAACTAAAGCGATTCCCAGTTTCTGGCGAAGCTCAACGGCAGCGTTGATTTCCTCTGTGCCGTATTCCTCAACATCCGCCAAAGCTGCCCTCGCCTCGTCCCGCTCGCGTTCCAGCCTTGCCATCTCATCAAAGATGTTAATCTTGCCTTGCCTCCAACGCTCTACGGCTTCTTGCGTTTCAGGCGTATCAATGCTCAATGTCGTCATCTGAAAATAGAATAAAAATAACAGATAGGAATGCTATAACACCACATCCAGAAATGATTATTGCAATAATTTCAATCATTTCTTTTCCTCCTCTACCTTACCTTTAGCAGTCCAGCGTGATGAAGATAGTTCATCAAACATCCTGCTCCACTCTTCTTGAGTAATTTGTCCAGATGCGTATAGATCATCAATTCTGCGTTGTTCTTCAATCCTTGTGATTTTCATCTTGTTCAATTCTTTTTTTTACCAAATCCCAAGCCTCAATATCGCACTTATCACCAAGCGGCTTCCGCTCTGGATGCTTTTCTGCATCTTCGTATGCTTGCAATAACTCATTGCCAATCATCATTCTTGTTAGCCTATGTATATGCAACCAAGATTCAGCCAATTTTTGAGCGAAATCATTTGCAGAAATTGTTCTCCTTCCAAGATAATATCTAAATGCAGCATGAATTAGATCATTTGGATCAAAGAAATCTGTTGCTTTTTTCATTTTAAAAGGTGGCCCGTTTTATGTGGTTACGGGCCGGGGTTCAAATGTAACCAGTGAATACCAAACACCGCCACAATCCCCATATCATCAAAATGTTTCTATTAATTTTTTTCCGTTTATTTGAACGTGTCTTTCTCCATGATGTTTAGGACACAACCAAATTATATCTAATGGTTTTGAATAATCTTCATGATGTGCTTGTGCTTTATTTCCACAAATACAACATGGATGTCTATGAATTTTGCCAGATCTTAATGCGTTTTTTACTTCATAATGCGCTTTTCTTTTTTCTGGATTTTCAGAAAGCCATTTTTCAATATATTCTGGTTTTTTATAATTTTTATAAAATCCATTTTCTCTATATTTTCTAGATTTTTCTCTATGCCTTTTTCTTTCGATTAAAACCCACTCAATATCTTTCTCTTTAATTTTCCTTCTGTCTTCAGAATCTTTTTTAGTGCAATCTTTGCATTTATTTAAATGACCATCACCCATTGCTGGGTGCTTGTAATATTCTGATAAATCAAGGTTTCTATTACACTTGAAACATACTTTCATGATTCAAGAATACTCAAAATGGTTTTCTTGTCAAATCAAAAAGGTATAATTTCATTATCTTCGTCATGAGTCTTTTCGACTTTCTGACCAAGTATTGGATAATCTTTTTTCAGTTGCTCAAGAATAGCTTTGCGCTTGCTGCGATACTCTTCTTTGTTCTTATCGCTTTTAGTGGTGAATGGATTTAGCCAGCGAGCTTTTACTTGCTGTTTCCCTTGCCAATCGCTTTCGTCGCATTGAAGTCGAACTTTTCGACCGATGAAAGAATCAAGGCTTGATTCATCATCCCAGTTTCCAGACCATCCGAAAACTTCATTTAATTTTTCTTCTGTTGTTTGCCTGCTTGTTTTGCCAGTTTTTTCGCTAACCTTTGATCCAAGGTATCCATACCAAACAGACTCATGGCCGTGCATTTCATTATCTGGCATATCCACGATGCAAGGAATGCGAATGAATGGAACCTTGCCTTCTGGCTGATCTATCCAACCGTTGCCCGGCTCCTTGACTGTGCAGATATATTTTCCCGGTTTATCAATGTATTTTTTATCCATAGTATTTATTAGTTTGTAGCGTTGCTACGCGAGAGATCAGAACTCAAAATCATCTTCCGCGCAAACATTTTTTTTCACAAATTTTTCTTCGTAGATTTTCACTCCAAGATCGTATGCTTTCTGAGCATCATCGTATTTGTCTTTCTGCCTTGAAGCCCAGATGTGATTTGCGAAGTCAAGACAATTCATTGCTTCAATGTAGGCGCAATCCGTGTCACTCATTTTGAGATTTTAGCGCACTCAATTCCTTTTCTAGTTCCTCATTTTTTTTTAAGGATTGCGCGTATGCGTTAGATGCCCAAGTCCATTTTTCTTGCCACTCGGCATTTTGCTTTTCCGCCTTTTCGCGTTCATGCTTTGCGGCGTCGGGATTTTGGTAGAATTGATTATATGCCTTTTCGCGCTCGGCTTCAGCGGCATCAATAGCTTCCCGCGCTGCTGTTCGTTCTACTTTCAATCGCCTTTTAGTAGATTCTAGTTGCTCCAAAGCTGTATCTCGTTCGCGTTCCATTCGGCGGCCATGCTCCCACAATACTGGATGGGAGTGCATTGCCGCTTGCCCTAATTGAACCTCAAGGTTATCTGTCTCTGGTGTGTCGCTCATATATTTATTTTTTCTTTTCTTGTTTTTCGATTTGCTCAAAGCGTGAAATTTCTCCACGCATATTCACTGGGAATCCAATGCCTCTAGCACCTCGGCGATTTTTATCAACGAAAATTGTTGATCCGCTTTTTTCGTGAACGATGCTCAGAACATGGTCTGCATGATGCCCGATTGCGCGAGACTCACGAAGCTTTCCATCGTCATTGAGCTGGCTTGCGGTGACAACGAGTGACTGGCTCTTGAGTGCTGTCAGCTTGAGTCTGCGAGTCAATTCAGAAATTGCTTGCTCACGATTATCTGATTTCGGCATTGATACAATTTGTAGGTAGTCTACAATAATTACATCCGCTTTGTTAATGGCCGCAAGTCTGCGAGCCTCTGCATCAATCTCTCCAACTTCAGAAAGATCATCACGCAATGTGATTGGCATTTTGACTAAAGCCTGAAGCGCATTGGCAATTTCTTTGAAGGATGCAACGAATGATGTTCCATCTCCAAAGTCACCTTGGTTTACGATTCGCTTGCCAATCAGATTTGATGCCATTCGGCGAAGGATAGACTTGCACGGCATTTCAAGACTGAAGATGGCAACTGACTTTCCATCTAGCAATGCCTCCAGAGCAATCTGGTAAAGAAGGATTGATTTACCTCCTGATGTTTGCGCTCCGACAACAACCATCTCTCCACGATTGAATCCACCACCGAATCCCAAATCAAGATCCACCATTCCAGTTTTGAATGTGTCTAGCTTGTTCTTGTTCTCAAGATCATCGACTAGCTCGACAACGTGCTGATTGATCGTCTTGATTTCGCTATCTGTGATAATGCAGTTGGAAATCTCCTCTGCAAGATCACTCAAGTCCATTCGCATATCACGAATATCTCGGTCTGCATTTGAGAGAACCTTGATTGCATCTCGGTATGATTTCGCTTTTACAAGTTGAAGCCTGTAGTCATCAGCAATCGAAACTGAAACAGGGCCGGGGGCAATGTAGATTGTCTGGATCATCTCCATTACGGAATTTGATCCTCCAACCTCTGAAAGCTTCCCATTTGTCTCTAGCTCTGAAATGACCGCTATTGCTGTTATCTCTCCTGTTCGGCTGTAGACTGCTTCAACTGCTTCAAAAACGCTTCTGGTGGCATTCTGGAAGAAATACGAAGGCTCCCAGTGAAGTTGTGAATAGCAATCTGGATTTGATATGATCAGAGAGATGGCTGCGTTCTCTGCTGTGTTTGCGATAGGGATAGTCATTAAAATAAACTTGGTTGAACTTTTGATAGTCTTTGGTTGATGAGCGGAATGTATTCTGGATTTAACTCACAGAGTATCGCGTTCCTTCCTTCTTCCATGGCTACCTCCGCAGTAGTTCCGCTTCCTCCAAATGGATCGAGAACCACGCCACCTTTAGGGCATCCTGCTAAAATACATGGTCGAATCAATTCTGGAGGATATGTTGCAAAGTGCGCTCCTGAATATGGTTTAGTGGTTACAGTCCAAACGCTTCTTTTGTTTCTTAAATCATTGTTTCCAACGGCTTTCATATTTCCATTTGTTTTGAATGGAACTCTATTACTTCCTATTTGATCCTCTATGTTTTGATTTAATCTTTCTTTGCTTGATTCTGAAACTGGCTCCTTAATTGATTCAATATCATAATAATACTTTGAAGATTTAGACATAAGAAAGATATACTCATGCGCCTTCGTGCATCGGTCTGTAACGCTTTCAGGCATGGGGTTTGGCTTATGCCATATTATGTCTTGTCGTAGATACCAACCGTCAGCTTGCAGGGCGAAGGCTACTCGCCAAGGGATTCCGATAAGGTCTTTAGGCTTGCAGTCTGGGGCATATGTTTTTACAAGCGAACCTAAAACTGTTCCTTTATTAGTTCCTTGCTTGCCTCCTTCTTGATGGCTCCCGTCTGCATTTCGACCCTTTCCTGACCCTGCGTAGCTATCTCCGAGATTGAGCCAAAGCGTTCCATCATCACGAAGAACTCGCTTCACTTCGTTGAACACTTCCACCATTTTTTGCACGAATGCTTCTGGTGTTTCTTCAAGGCCAATCTGCCCATCGTGGCCGTAGTCACGAAGTCCAAAGTAAGGCGGTGAAGTTACGCAGCAGTTCACGGATTTGTCTGGAAGCGTCTTCATCATCTCGATGCAGTCGCCATTTAGTATTTCAGTTTTCATAAGCATGGACGGTATCCTTCAGTGATTCCAAGTGTGGATTTTTGTTTGGGCATTGGCTTTTCGATTCGATTAAGCCAGTTGGTGACGAAGCGGCGAGTCTTCTTGCGGTCTTGGTGAGTAAGAAGCCAAGCGTCGATTCTTTTGAGTTCTACATCAATATCAATGTAGTCATAGATTTTCTTGAGTTCAGCTACAAATTCTTCAGTTGTTCGTGTGTCTTTATTCTCTTTAGTTCTTTTTTCATTATTATAGTTCTTAGTAGTGGGCGATTTTACCGAATCGGGATTTTCCGCTTTCGGGTTTTCCCGTTTCGGAATTTCATCAAATGGAGATTCAAGATTCGGCGAGTCATAAACGAAATACTCCCATCCTCCGGGTTCTGCTCCGCTCCTTGGCCTACGCCAAATGTAATGAGCCTCTACAAGCTCAGAGATCCCCGTAGAAACGCTTTCCGTTCCATCCTTGGATGCCGTAGCCAAATGGGAGATATGAACCTCCCAATCGGCTGGCAGCGACAAAAGGTATGACAACAGCCCTTTGGCCTTGAATGACAGCTTCTCGCTATGAAGAAACTCGTTTGGAACTACAGTGAAGTTTGCAGTTCGCTTCTGTCTGAAAATATTTTTACTCATTTTTATCAGCTACAGATTTTCTTGTGTTGAAGCATCCAGCTAGATCGGCTTCTTGTTCCATGATTTTGCGAGCGTAGAACGCCCTGTATTCATTCGGAAGCTTATATTCCTCACTACCATGAGTTGTGACATAATGCTTCCATCTCAAGACTTCGTAGAGCATTCCAATCCCCATCGTCCTGCTTCTATTATTTTGCAATACCTCTCTCGCAAGTGAAACAAGGCAATTGTAAACATCTGGATTTTCTACATGGTATTTCTCAAATCGCTCTGGAAGTGATGGTTGTTTATCTTCGTTAAATAGATTAAGTATTTTTTGTATTGTGTTCATTTGTATATTTCTTTAATTGTTTCTTGTAGCGTTTGTGACACTCCTTCAGATATTCTTGATCCTGTGCATTCTTTGATTAGCTTTTCTAGCTTAGAAAGTATTTCAGTATGCTTATTGATTCGCTTCTCAAGTGACTCGATTGAATCAAGTAATTGTTTATTATTTATTATAAGGCTCATATTTATTTCATTCCGAATATTGACATTAGATCATTTATTGATGCTGACCTTGGTTGAAAACTCTGCTCTGTTTTTTCAACATGCTCTTCTTCTCCATCGTAATATGCAGTGTCCCAAGTGGTATCGAATAGCTTTTTCAATCCCCTTGCTGACATTGTGACATTTCCATCTCCTTCAAATGATGGATTCTTCTTAACATATATTCTCCACAATTCACTCTTCGTCATATACTTCTCCCTCATTAAATGTTTGATCAACAGCAAAAGCAAGATCAATTCTTGCCCACTTCTCGCCATTCTCCTCACCAGAAATCAAATTTACAATAAATCCTCCAGTGCTAACAGATTCATCTTGCTTGATAGCCAAACGCATAAGACTTCTTGCCTCTTGCCTAATCTCATATTCTTCTGGAGTAGTCTTGCTGTCCTTCCATATCCAATTAAGATGCTGCATTACTGATTCAACTTTGCGAAAGTCGAATGAATCCATTATTTCATCGACTTGATTGTTTAATACTTCTTTTTTTGTCATATATTTATTTGTTGTGGTTTTGTTACTAATTAGAATGCCATTAGGCGAAGTTTGATGCGATATTCTGGATAGCCTACTGCCTTGAGGCATTCAGCTATCATGTTTAGTGGAACTGGCTCTGTTTCCTCTCTTGAGTCAAATTGGAGCCAATGGTCAAACTCAGTCCAACGATTGGCTACTAGTTTATCGCTCCAGAAGTCCCACCAGATCATCCTTGCAGTCTGTCCCCTTGCAACCTCTGGAAGTGAATTGACCTTATCAACCCATTCTTGTGGTTTAATTTTGCGAAGAGAAACCCATTGCTGGATTGCTTCTTTCTCGTTCTCGTCAAGCTTGTGCCTGCTTTTCTGTTTGTATCCTGTTCTGATTCTCATATTTATTTATTTTTATTTTTAGTTTGGATCATCT